CTCAATCTCTTGCAGGTTCTTGTTGACTTTTTTATTCACACTTTTCTGCAGCAGGTTTCCCATCTTTGTAAATCCATCAGTGAGGGCCCAGGTAATACCAAGTACAGTTCTGAACTCTATTGGGTGTTCATCAGCATATAGCTGTACAGCAGTAAGCTCCTCACCCTCATCAGTGGTCTTTACAACTCTGGTCATGGCTTCATAGGCTTTCTTTCGTGTAGCCTTGTCCACCGGAATGTCTTCAAAGAGCTTGTCTTTCTCAAGGACTGCCTTCTTGAAATCTTCAGTCTCACGCTTTACTTTCTCCCTTTCAGCGTCAGCTTCTTGTTTCTTGAAGTCAAGTTGCTCTTGGAATTTAGTCTTAAAATAATCCTTTATGGATTCAAGAGCATCCCTGGCATTGTCCTTATCAGTCCCTGAGGACATAATCATTTCAACCTGCTTTTTGGCTCTCTCTTCTGAGAACCCACGGTTCATAAAATCTCTTAGCAGAAGTGTCCTACGAAGGTTTGCTCCACGCTGCGAATCATCATCAATAGCCTCATCAGTAATGCCTTCAAGCCTATCAATTGTGCTCTTGTACTGAGCAATCACACTTGGTTCCATGCCATTCTGTATGGCTTCCTTGTACCTTCGTGTTTCATCATCAAGCCTAGCATCAATCTCATTCTTGAATGCCTCCATGAAACTGTCAGCATCAGAGATTTTATCAACAGTGTCTTTATCAAGGAATTGAAAGAGGCCATCGCCTTTTAGAGCTTGGGCAAATAATGAATATGGATTTTCATTTTTGGGAGAAGACCCCTCGTCCTCAGGGTTGGCCTCCTCTTCTTCTTCCTTTTCATTATCCCCTACGCTCTCTGGGTCATCATTGCCAAACAAATCTTCGGCATTTACAGATGCTCCCTCAGGGATGGTTTGTTCATTTTCTTTGGTTTCAGGTTTTCCTTCCTTTACTTCATTTACTGGAGTTCCAGTATCCTCAAAATCCCCGAAAAGGTCATCTGCACTTGCAGAATCAACTCCTACAAAGGTTTGAGCGTTCTTAAACAAATCATTCATTTTACTTCTCCTTAAAATAAACTTTGATACAAAAGTAAAAGGTTTGTAAAGTTATTACAAACCTTAGAGAATTTTGCTATTTTTTACTGCCATTACAGGTGCTTCTCCCTGCATTCTTCGCAGAAAAGTTCCTTGGCTGCCCAGAACATTTTCTTTCCAATCTCTCCCACAAGGTACTGGTACTTCTCGCTGAACGGGTCTATGTTATCAGCTATACATATATGCATTGCAAGATGCCCCTTTTCATGGTCAAAGGTATCATAGAACTCATCAGTTGAATCTGCCTTGCCTATTATAAGGAGACTCTCCCTGCTGTACTTGTTTGAATGAATGCTTCCAACATTAATCCCCTCTTCCACAAGGTTATGTACAGTCTCCTCAGCATCTTCCCTGCTACAACCAAGGTCTATAAGGTTTTTTATTATATCATCCTCAGGAAATGAATCCGTAATGTAATATACCCTTACAAACCAGTCATACCTGTCAATTGTAAACTCCTGCAGTATCATATCATATCTTCCCAGTTTATAGGTGTACCAGAACCTACACAGTCAGCAAAGAACCTTGTAAATACCATTCCCTCATATCCGTCAGGGTCATCTATGGTGTCTGATATATATTGCACCATAGCACCCTCATCCTTTATAGACCTTCCAAGAAAATCGGCCTTGCACATGTTTGCCACATACACAGCATCATAACCCTTATCATTCTTAAGGATCATCGAGTACCTCTTGAGTATCTCATCAAGCCTTTCCTTTGATATTGGGTCTATGGAGACTGGCTTGTTATTCACCAGCCTGTACATCTTGGATGCTGCCCAGTCACTCATCTTCTTTGAGAAATGCCATCCATAATATGAAAGGTATTTCTCCATTCCAGAGGGATATTCAGAATAAGAATCAAGCCTAGCCATATACAATAATATTAAAGGTATAGCAGAACAGTTGCCCTGCTATACCATAATTAAACTTACTCTTTGTCAAACTCTTTTACATAGTCTTCGAGTATGTCAAGTGCAGCACAAAGTCCGTCCTTTACACCTTCCTCATACTCTCCGCCCCTTCTGCCAGACATGCCTGAAGAAGATTTCCTTGAAGAGTAGCCTCCACGCATTCCGCTTTCACTCATACCACTCTTTCTTTCCTCAATGATTTTCCAAACTCTATTCATTTCTTTAAGTGTTTTTTGGCATTAATGCCTCAACCAGTCTTTCCACTTGGGTTGTTAAGCTTCCAACCTGATTTTTAAGTTCTGCAATCTCTTCTTTCTGGACTTGCTTTTCAGCAAATTCTGGATTAAGAGTAGATAGAATAGCATCAAGCTTTTCAATCCTGTCCTCATGGTAAGGTTTGCTGTTTATTATGTTGATGCTCTTTTGTTTTTCACTGGTTATTTCAGCGTTGATAGCATCCTTGCTTGTAGAAACCACAATGCTTTCTCCATCAATATAAGTATCAGAAGTGTCCATCTGGGCAGGAAGATTCTTCAAATTGATAGTATTGTTGCCAACTCTCACCACAATGTCAGCAACAAATTCCTGTTGACCAAATTGCATCATTTGATTCTTTGGATGAACAGAGGGTTGTGATGATATATAACCAGTTTCAAGTTTTGTATTATCTCCCTTATGGAAGAGATATATTGGACTGTTTGGTCTGACTGATTGAAACATAATGCTTTAGATTTGACCGATTAATTGTAACATGTTATCTATCCTGTCATAAAATACAAGGAATACTCCGGGATTAGGGAAATTAGCTACTGTAGCATTTGCACCACCAGCAAGGGTTACATTCTGGGTATTTCCAGCCATAATGAACCTTACTGGAAGTGTTTCAGTAGTTCCCTCTGGCAAGTCAGTAAGATATACTAAGAGCAAGCCACTGAATGGATTTCTATCCCAATCAGGAATAAAGCCATAATCTACAGTATCTGTGCTGACAGTTACCTTTCTTGACCGAATTCTTGGCAACCCATTTATATTCGAGTATTGATACGGAAATTTTGCCATTTTTCTAAAATTTTATTAAATTTGCAATAAGGGAATAGGTAAGAGTAATTAACTTACTGATAAGAGTTTTCAAGGTCTCTTTCCCTTTTCTTTTTCAAATCCTTGATTCTTTTAAAACTTGATTAGTATGACTAAAGAAGAATTTATTGAGTCTATTAGACTCGAAGGAGAAGAGTGGAAAGACATTCCTGAGTATGAGGACATATATATGGTATCTTCTCTTGGAAGAGTAGCCTGCATGTCAAGAAGAATATACCTTGGGAGGAATAAAAAGAGCTACAGAGATTTTAATTATACTTTAAAGGCACTTTGCTCTAATAGTAATGGGTACATTAATTTATCATTATATAAAGCTGGAGTTCCTGTAAAGTACAAATCCTTACATCGTTTAGTAGCAGAATTGTTTATACCTAACCCAGAACATAAGCCTATAATTGACCATATAGATAGAAATAGACAAAACAATGCTGTTTCTAACCTACGATGGTGTACATTAAAGGAAAATATGCTTAATCCCAACACGGTTGAACACTGTCGTAAGCTTGGAGAAAGTATTGACAGGTCTTATAGAAATCATCCCATAGTAGCTTTTAAAGATAATAGATTAGTTAAAAGATACCAATCTATAAATGATGCTGTTCAAGATGGTTTTATAAGTTGTTCAGTATCCCAAGCTTGCAGTGGTAAACTGAAAACATACAGGGGCCTTCGTTGGATGTACCTTGAAGACTATGAAAACTATATCAGTATGTCAAAGAACTCTTAACTATTTAGTACTCAATTAGTTACTATCCCCAATATGAAGTGCCTCCCCAACCATAACCATAGGGATTGAAACCAGCACCCCAACCGAATCCAAAGCTTGGAGTATTGTTAACTGCTGTAATGTTTGGATAGGTTACTGGCACAGTGTTAGGTTGCTTATTGGCAATCTCATTGACCTTGGCTTGCAGAGGAGCAATGACATTGTAAAGCTGAGCAGTCTGACGGTCATTATCAATCTGACCACGAAGCTGGGTAATAGTATCACCCTGAGCAGCAATCTTGGACTGGTATTCGCGTCTCTCAAGGTTGCAGAACTGGTCAAGAATAAGGGCATTCTGGTCTTTGATAGCACTGAGAATGTTGGTAGTGTTGCGGTCAGCCTGAGAACCAAGCTGGTTAGTCTGCTCAAGAGTGCGAATCTGAGCCTCATAACCCTGCTGGGTAGTGAGAAGTCTATTCTCGCAGCAGCACTCACAAAGCTGACGGCTGAGGGAAGCATCACCCATCTGGATTGCATTCTGGACTTGAAGGCCACTCATACCTACCTGTGAGCCAACACCCTGAAGTGCAGACATGAGGCTGTTCAGAGAACCCTGAATAGCATTGATGTCACAATTCAGATTGGTAGAAAGCTGACGGATGGCATCACCATTGCCTTGGATAGCCTGCTGAAGGAGGTCACGTCCAGCATCATTATTGAGCTGGTTGGCAAGGAAGCCAGTACCATTGTTACCACCAAAGTTACCGAAGTTTCCATTGCCTCCCCAACCCATCAGGAAGAACAGGAATATAATCCAGAGAAAACTATTACCACCGCCAAAACCGCCACTGTTGTTCATGGCATAAAGTACAGACGGGTCAATGCCTCTCTGTGAAAACAGGGTAGCAAGCAGGGGCATCCAAGAGTTACTGTCATTTCCAAAGAAATAAGTTTTTGAAGATTCACCTTCCATAATAAAAAAGAATTAAAGGTTATACATTTAATTGTTAGCTAACAATGCAAAGGTATAACCCCTAATTCTGGAAGGACAATGATGCTACAATGAATAAAAAAGCCGCCCCTACAAATGTAGAAGCGGCACTAAGTGAGGAAAACAATGCTAAAACAATAAACCTCTCGTCTGCCCAAAGTTAAACATGAATAATACTAACCAATCAAACCTTCCTCACTTATTATCCCTTAAGATTTTTGCATCCTTTATTTCTTTCAAACTCCATTGAAGCTCTTTGAATCCCGGTACTTTCCTTCCTTTTGGCAGGACCCCTTCCCTTACAAGATTATCAAAATGGGCTCTACTTATATTAAGGTATGTATAGGCTTGGTACTTACTTATAAACTTGTCCCTGCTGTTGAACTTCTTCAGATACTCCACAGTCTCCAGAAGCTCATCTTCAGTCATGTTTGTGTTTCCAGAGTCTATGTCATCCACTATCTTTAGAAGGAGCTTTTTCAATAGATGCAACACAATCTTTCCTTTTTATAGAAGTATAGTATGAGAAATGCGAATACTGCTAAATTTATGCTGAAAATGCACATCAGAGTCATTGTGCTTACAGGTATTCCTACTGTGAACTCCAGTGTACTTATTATATCATTTACAAGTACATAATGCAGGAACATTCTATGGTATATGCAAAACCTGAATACATAGGACACCAAATATAAAAACATCAGTGTAAGGAACGAGACTCCTCCAACATATGAAAATATAGTTGTATTATATCCAAGTAAACAGGTTAAAGTATTTGCAGCATCACAAAAAGCAAGTAACATTGGGATTACTTTCAAGAATTCCAATGTTACTTTATACCACTCCTTGTTAACACTTTTTACCTCCGCTGGCTTTCTTTCTTCCACCACCACAAAGTATTGAGCCATTATTCTTTACACCTGCACGAGGAACATTGGGTCTTACCCTTCCTTTGCTTTTTCCTCCTCCAGATGCCTTTGATTTCTTCTTATTGTTGGCCACCATATTAGTAATGTTTAATTTATAGTGAATTTTAAGTTCCACCAAAAGTAAATAAAAATTTATTTATAAGCAAGTATTATTGAGTTATTCTTGTGACATACCTGCTGCCTCCATTGATTTTATTTGTCTGGATAATGCCATATGTACATATCTTCTGGCATTATCATTATTGTATACTTTATTCATATTAAACTATTATTTAATAAATGGCCATATTAAAAAACCTATAATTTTATAAACCCATTCTGGCTTATCACATGGGTAATCCAAGTCACAATCCTTAGTTCTTTCCCTCTTGAAGTTTATCTTATAGCAGAAATTATGGACTGCCCACTCTCTTGACAGAGATAGGAATGACCTTTTCCACACGTCAGAGTCAGGATGGATGCCCTTTATCTGAGCGAGGATTCTAGGAAACTTCTTCTTCTCGATAAGGTAGGAATCGGGAATATGAAGATTGGACTTGGTTATCTTGTACTTTATCATAGGACAGCGATAAGGATGATTACTACTAGAGCAACAAGGTATCCGATTATCCACGGGAGATACTTCTTCCATTCGGCGATGAACTTGGCTCTCCCATACTCTTTCCAATACTCTTTCTTCTTCTCCTTCCAGTTCTCTCCGTAGATTTGCTGCAACCATTTACGGTTGCCATACACCATTCCCACGATAGGATAGGCTATTACAGCAAGGATACCCAAGACAAGCAGTATCCCAAATATCCATTTGATGACCTCTGCACCAACGGTCTCTTCAATGATAAGTAAGTTCATGATTGTTAATAGTTAATATGTTAAGGTTTCGGGCCATTCCACAAAAGGATGAAATCTTCTGTGATACCTTCTGGAGCCTCGTCATGGTGGAAATAACTTTCGTTCGCTCCTGAAATGACATATAACCCCTCAAGGCCTTTCGCACTGAAAACGACATCGCGTTCATCAGCATCCTTTGGCAACTGAGCCAAAAATTGTTTTAATTCACTTACTTTCATGATATTATTATTAAATTATTTTTTTCAAAAAGTGAAAGAATACCGGGAAAGAGCCCCGGTCTCTCAAGTCAGTCAGAATTCTCTTTTTTCAATAACATTCCCATTACAAGTGCCTCGGTCATGTTATCACCGCTAAATCCTGGAATCTTGACCAGTATTGCTTCCATTGCCGACAACTTCCCGTCTGATACAAGAGTCTCAATAAGGGCATCCTCCTTCTCTTGAGCTTTCTTACGCAGTTCACGGATCTCTCGGAATGTCTCCTGTATTTCTTTGATGGTCATATCTCAGTCAGTTAGAGGTTAAAGTAGATGACTTTGAAACGCCACAACTCGGTCAGTTTATCGCCAGATTAAGTTTCCCCCAAGGGTACAACACTGTGGTTATGGCGTTCCAAGTCATTAGGGCCGAAACTAATCGTGTAAGACTACGGGGATGGTACTACCATTCTCGCTATATCTTACCGTGAGTGTTACCTTTCTTTGGAATTGCTGATTCCACTCGTTTCCAACACGGACAACCTTCACTATCTTGGAATAGGTATCAAAAGCAACCATATTCAAGCAGTCTTGGTTTTTCGTGTTTGCGGCACGGTCGCTATCGTTCCAACTATTCTGCTTATTCGTGGCACAATCAATGACAACACAAAGTTGGTTTCTGTGATTAGTTAGATAGTAGATTATATCCCGATGCGTATGTCCCTGCAAGAAACAAATGAACTTACCTCCATTGTCAATGAAATCGTCCACCTTATCGGCAACACTTTCGCTCAAATCCCCAAACTCCGGGAGTTCCTGGGCCTGGTAACTTGAAAACGGGCAATCAATGACCGAGCACTTGGATGCAGTAAAAGGATGGTGTTCCGCAATAACCACACTATAATCGGAATGATTCGCAATTACATCCGTTAGGACGGAATCAAGCCAAGACAACTGCGTTTCATCCATCTCCATACTATCCAATACGATAAGCCGGACTTTCGGCTCGGAATAGTCCTTGTAATAGTAACAATATCCGTTTACTGCGGCATCCGCTGGTTGTGTTACACCCCACCCGGAAATGAACGGAGCGAAATATCGGTTATAAGCATCAAGTCCACCGTGGGCGTGCCAATCGTTCCCGTCATAGGTATCGTGATTGCCTATGCAAGTCAAGATGTTTCCGGCATTGTTTTCCCCCCAGTAATCGAAACCATACACATCCCAAGAAGAATAAATCAAGTCCCCCGTACACAGGACATCATCCAAATAAGATGCGTATTTTGTGAACCATTCTTTTGCCCGGATAAGATTCTCTGCGTCACCGTGAATGTCAGAAAAATGACCAAGCAAAAGTGGCCTTGGAGATGATTCGGTAGATGTGTTTCCGACCCTTCTCCTCCGCTTTAATTGATTCATCAAATTATCATACAAAAGCGGCTGGTTAAGTGCGAGTATGCTTGTTGTCCCAAGGGAAGATTCTATGGCAGACAACCTTGTGTCAAGGTGTACGATATTCGCATCTTGTATGTCATTCTGCGAAAAATCGTTTGCATTCTCATACTGAATGTATATGTCATTATTCGTATAAACCGAAAGAAAATCCGCATTGTTTGGTGCTCCACCTAATTTGAAGCACAAAACAAGGAAACGATATTTGCTATTTGACGGGACGGTGTACGATTCAAATCTTGTTGCACCGGAGTAATCATTGAAAATCATACTCCAGTTTGTCCCTTGAACGGCAGGGGCATCCCAATTATTCTTATCACGCACTTGCACCCTCACACCAATTGGATATGTAACACCGTCTACCGTGTACGATGTCGGATAATGGATTGTAATTTGCGTGTCCAGCTTGATAAGGAAAAACGGGGTGTAAACAAGTTGTTTATATGTGTTTTGTCCTTCTGGTGCACCCGTTCCTCCTCCTTGGATTGACCCGTATTGTAATTGAGTTTTGGCAAGTCGCACCTTACTACCAACCGCATAAGAAATCAAAGAACTGCTTTCGAGTACGGCGTCCCTTTTTTCAAGGAAATCCACGGAATCCTTCGTGTCCGAATAAATAAGGATGTTTGTGACATAAGACCAATCGGCAGACTCACCAACACGGAGATATGTGCTTGTATTGCTCCCGTAGATGAACGGGACGATATGTTTCCCAGCAGACCAAGTTTGACTTGCCGCAATAGTCTGCGTTATCGGGCCAGACGAGCCGGATGCACTACGGAGAGTTATTGCGAAAGTTCTTGAAGAACTTAACTGAAACGAAAGGTAATACTGTTTTGTGGCGGTCAAAAGAGTAGGGCCAATGTACACACTTGCAGTAGGAGATTCTGCCTTGCTGAATACTTGTTTGTACGATGCTAACTCAGTCACTTCTTGGCCCAATTGACTGACTTTCACGTCAAGCACCTTGCCCATTTCGGCACTTAGAGCGGAGGTGGGCCCTCCAGTCTCTAAATCATTAACAACAGTAGGTGCTGGGACTGTAAATGTTCCAAGATTGTCCCAAGAAGAGCCATTGTATTTATATTCAGTAAACTCTCCAGCATTAGCAGTAGGCACAAGATAAACTATGTTTTCGTCTATTTCTGTTGTCGGGAGTGTACTAACTACCTTTGAGACACCCTCTTTGATTCCGAGGTTGTTCCAAACTTGTGCTTTTTCCGCGGCTGTTAGGGTTTGTGCTGTTTTTTGCAGAGAACCGACTGCAAGTTCAAGTGAGTTCTGGACAGCCGAAGACATATCAGATGACGGTATTCCAGCCGAAGGTTTTTGATAGGAAGTAGCACCCAAAGCTGCACCTGAGCGAATTTCAGAGAGGTCTTGGATGGTGTCCTGTTTGGTAGTTAATGCTTCTAGTAGCTCTTCTTCTGTAATGCCTTCTTCACCTCCCTTATCTAAAACTACTTTTAATACTTTCTTGATTTTCTCTATTCCTCCAGGACCAGTAGGACTGATTTTATCAATAAATTTATTTAACTCTTGCTTATTCATATCTTTAGTTTTTTATATAATTTAAATCCATAGTATCCTGCAAGGATAAACAGAACAATGAAAAACAGTTTTCCAAATATAATCAAAGTTTTTTGAATCCAAGTCAAAGGTTTCTCAATCTCTACTGGAACTTCCTTCTCTTCATACTTAATCCTATCCTTATACAGAGTATCATGTACTTCTTTAATCTTCCGTTTATACTTATACTCTGTTGTGGTTATATAGACAGTATCACCTTTCTTCTTGATAACCTTGTCCTTAAATACATAGATACTGTCATGCTGAAATATATTGTTAATCTTATTTATAACAGTAGTATCATGTTGTACCTGTGTGATGTACTTTGGTCTAAGTACACCACACGAAGTACATAGAAGTACCAGAAAGGAAAGTATGAGTAACTTTGATTTCATGTTATGCTTGCTTTTCCCAAACAGATTAAGAATCTTTTGCTGTCAGATAATAGTAAGTAATTCCATTAATGATTTCTTCATTAATATTCGAGTCTTCTAAAGTAGCCAGACCAACCCTGTCACCATCCAACATAAAATATACATTTTCTGCTGTTGGTTCTGTCTTGTATGCAGGTGTAATACCTGACAAATGAGTATTTACAAGAGCCTTTACAGTATCCAAAACTACATGTTCTTCTAATTCAGAATCAGAAAATATATAAGCATCTGGATATATAACGTTTCCCTCAGATGGAGGTGTAATAATACTATTAAGTGCTTCTGTAACAAGAGATTGTTCATCTACACTACCTCCAGAGCCACTATTGATAGCTTCAGTATATAGATTATGTCCGAACCTTCTAAGGTCTAAATCCATGTTCTGTTGTTTAATTGTTTTCATACTGCTAATTTATTTTCGTGTAACATTTCCTAGTTTATCAGCCCATTTTTCAGTGTAGAATGAATAGTATGAACCCATCTTTGATGTATGTATTGCAGCCCAAAGCAAAGAAGGAATACCTATTACAATTAAGTATAAAGGCCCTAGATACCTTGATTGCATTGAGTGCCCAAATTCATGCTTTACAGTATTCCAAGTTTCCTGAGTATTTGGGTATCTTCTTACGAAGATAATAGGCCCTAAAGAAAGTCCTCCTCTAAATTTCGGACATACCCTTACCATAGTAAATTTATAGTCCAATGTAGTGGAGCACTCAAAGATAAAAGAAAGCAATAACCCAAGTATCATTTGGGGCAATTGCCAGATAAAAAGCAGAGCGAATCTTAAGTGTTTCATATATTAACCGTTTACTTCAATTACTTTCTTTGTAGAATTATGGGTGTCCCTTACATCGACATGCAGCCAGTTTACATCCTTTTCAATCCTTACTGGGTAGGGCAGTTTGTCTTGATACTTCTTTATAAGCTCCCTTGCCTGAGCTCCAGTTATTTTCTTCATTGAAATATCAAAGGCTTTTCCAAGGACATGTGCTGACAGGTATATTGAATTTTTGTTTGTCTTATCTTTTACAAGCTGACAGCAGTTGCACCTAAGTCCCCTTTGATAATGCCCTGTGTAATTAATCACCATTGGAGTTTGAAAGATTTCCTCACGAAGGACAAGAAGGGTATGCAGAACCTTTGTATCCAAGAATTGCCAAGAACTTTCTCCAAACTTATTATAAGTATGGTTGCATACAAGTTCCTGAATCTTGAAATACTTTTTTAACCTTTCGATGATTTCTTTTCTTTCCATGACTCTTCTTCTTTAAATTTTTCAAGCTCCTCTTCCCTAATCTGGCTTAAGCTTTCCTTTTCAACTAGCTCTTCAGCATTCGGGCAACTGAATGGCAGGGCTGAATGAGTTAGGATTGCCTTTAAAAAGGCATTCATTGACAGGTTTATTCCATGGGGTTTAAGGAAGTTACTTATCATGCTTCCAACTTCTATGAGGATAATAAACAAGCACAGCCATTTTGCCCATTCAGTTCCTCCATCAGCAGCTACACTTACGGTACAAGCCATCAAGACAAAAGCAAAATATACAATCATCTTCCCCATAGTTTCCCTGCAAGCCTTGGAGAACCTGATAGGAATCCTGAGCTTGTAGGACTTCCAAATACCAGCAGCAAGGTCAGCAATTACTACAGTAAACATAGTAAGAAACCAAGGAATCATGAGCTGTGCTGCCTCTCCAAGGAAGGCAAGAAGGGTGGGAATCAAGATTCCACTGGTTAATTGTATAATTATATATCTAGGTGATGTCATTTTATAATACTATTTGCAAAATAAAAAATTTATTGTACCTTTGTAGTGCCCTTGAGCCCGTGACCATTGCTGAGAGTGCAGCTCTCACGAAGTCCCCCTTAAGGGCATTTCCTTTTTATTTCAAGAACGTTATCTCCTTAAATATTCCTGTTGTTCCATAGGTTGCGAATCTTGAAGATACCTTTGACCTTCGTATCATTACAGACTCTACGGATTTTCTGTTCTTCTTATATTCCCATATCTTGAAGGTTTTATACAGGTCTTTTTGCTTAACCGTCTGTACTTCTCCAAAACACAGGGTCTGCCAGAAGTACTTATCAAACAGTCTCCACTGCCTTTTGAGGGAAATAGGAACTTTATTTACATGTCCAGAGGCTCTATTTACATATTTCCATTCATGTGTCTGCCTTATACGTGACCCACGATAGGTAAGTAAACGTACATGAAAATGCTTTGCTTCAAGCTCTGCAAGTCCTTTAGTCGGCTGGAATTTTGGCATTCTTGGCTTTGCAATATTCCTTAAATGTCCTTCAATAATCTTGAAATTAGGACTTGTTGTTTCACAAGTAAGGTTAGAAGCATCTGCTGTAGTATAGTAAATAGTCTTTCCCTCAAGTTTTATCATTTTACATGAAGAAACACCTTCAGCATCTTTATGACTGTTATAATAGTCAGCATTCCTTATATGTACAAGAATTGGATTCCAGTTATTCTTTCTTAGCCTTGGAATGTACCTATACTTATCAAATGTTCCAGCTTCATTATATGTATATATCCAAAATTGCTTTACTCTATGAGTTGAAAAGAAGTTTATTGATTTAAATTTAAGTCTTCCATCAGCAAAGAAATACTGATTTCCAACCGATGCTTTCAATGGAATGCTTTTAGCTACAATTACTTTTCCAGTGCTCGAAGCAATCCTTCTGAATACTGATTCTTGCGGAGTTGGAGGAGTGGGTGTTGGTTCTGGAGATGGAGTTGGAGCTGAACTTCCTAAAAGTTCAGCCCAATCCCCACCATGAGGATAATAAATTTTAAATACAAAACCTCCCATAGGCCTAATCCATAAGGCATTCTGCAGAGGAATCCTGTTTCTTGAAATCTTTATGTCCTTAAGCGTAATCATTTCTATTTAGAGGTTTTGGGTTTACGATTTGCAGATATTCTTGCTATGTCATTCCTTTCAGCTTCAAGGTCAAGTTTCTTCTTATCCTGCTGAAGTTTAAGGTTGAATTCCCTAATCTGCTCATTTAGTTTTGCCTTTTCACCTTCACTCATAGGTGTGACAACACCATCAGAATTGTTGTCATTCTGGGCATATATTGACTGCAGTTTTGAATCTGCCTGAATCTGGGCTACAAGAATTTTAGTCTCATTGGTTTCAGAGTTCATGCTTGCCTGAGCATCAAGTTCCATCTGCTTGGATTGTATGGTAGCCTCAGCTTGCTGCTGTTGAGCTTCAAGTTGCATTTGCTGGGCTTGTTGTTCTCTCTGGTATCTCTTACGCTCAGCATTCTGCAGTATCCTTATCTTCTCTGCAAGGGAATTAGTATTAATCCATATCTTCATGACATCACTGAGCTCAGCCCTTTCAGTCTGCAAGGCTGCCTGAGCAAGTCCTTCAAGCTTCTGGTCAAGGTTAAGCACATCAGATGAGGAATCCACTACAATGCCATAACTGTTCTCAGCAAACTCATTCCCATCCATTTCAAGTACTTTCCTTGAAGTATCTGAAAGGCTGTACTGGAATGATAGTTTCTTGCCTATATAGGCAATCTTACCATTCTCCACGAAGGCTTCTATTGACCTTCTCTTTACATCGTTATGGATTGCAAAGTACCTTTCAGTGATATATGATGATTGCAAGGTTGCTCTTTCAACACCACCAACAGTTTCCCTGTTGGCAATCTGACCTTCCCTCTGACGGTTAATTCCAGCAACCTCACCCATCTCAGTCTTGACCCATTCAGCAAGGTTCATAAGCTGCTGGATGTAATTTCCAGAAGCATCTGCAATAACCCTCTGTGTATTATTGTTCAGAGAACCTGCAAGCTTTCCTGCAGCTGGGCCAGTCTGACCAGCATTGAAGGAATCCCTCACTGCTATATGGTTCACCTTCATGAAGTACAGCCATTTCTCAACTGACCACTCCTCAGGAATAAGGGCAAGGTCAAGCTCAGCAATTGCTCCCCACGATGATGCAAGAGCATCCTCAAGGCGGTTATGTATTACATCATAAAGGTAATTGTATGGTTTCATGATGTCAACCATGCTGAGAGGCTTTCCATGGTTGAAGTTATATATCGAGCCTACAACACCAAGATGACACTTTGAAGGGTCTTGTATTGTATTATATTGGACAAGGCGAGGCTTAGGTTTAATGAATATCCCATAGTTGCCATCCATGTTGTGCTCATCAAAATTATGGTTGTTACCTCCAATCAGAGCACCTTCCCATGCTTGGTTTATCCATAGCTCCTCACTTGTCTCTCCAAGGTTCTTGTCGGGCACATAGTTTTCTCCATAGAAAGTGAAATACATTTCCCCAGTCTCAGGGTCATATTTCTTCACCTTCTGAATCTTCCTCATGGATTTCCACCTCATCCTCATGACCCTTACATTTCCGTCAGAATCATAAGGAGCACGGTTATAATAGTCATCAAACTCATTGGCATTGCCGAACACCTCAGTTGAATCATATGTAGGATACTCATCAGAGAGCATGTCAGTCCTTACAAATCCCTGCCTTGGGTCAGCAAATCCCATGGAGTTCGTTCCTCCCATTATATAGTCTGGAAGATTGTCAAGATACTTTATATCCCTTTTTGAAAGCTGGTCTCCATATGTATCAAGGATTCTTCCCGGATTCCAGTATTCAGTAAATATAATGATGTCAGCATCTTCGAATTTATTTGACCTTCCAAGTCTGAATGCTGACATTGTTAACGGGTCAATCTTCTCTATTGATGGTTCCCCTCCAACAATGTCAATGTCATAGCCTTCCTCACCTACTGTAAGTGCATCAATATATCCATCATTGAATATAAGGGGCATGTTGAGTTTCTTGGAGTAATGCTTGATGAACTCATTGGCCATTATCTCCCTGAAGTCTTTATAATTATATGTGAACTTCTCATCAAGTTCCTCAAGACGCTCATCATAGTCTTCCATTGAAAGGGAATTATCCTCTATGGTCTCAGTAAGTTCCTGCAGAACTTGCTCTTTCTTAACCCTTTCAATATCGGATATTGCACTCATGTTAGTTACAACGGCTCTCCAGTCAAAAGGTCTTTTAAGTTCCTCTCCGATAAGAACCTGCAACTTGGAATTCATTATAGGGAAGTGCTGAATCTTCTTTGGTACATAGTCTGCAACAACTCCTCCCGGATTGATTATAGTGGCAAGGTCATCCATGTGTATAGTACCAGACACAAGGTCATAGTTAATCTTCTTGTGCCTTATGGAATCCCTTACCGGGGAGAAGTGTTCAGGAGTTCTTGAATCCCCCCACAGCAAGCATTTCTCTCCCCACTCCGCAGTTTTCTTTGAGAGAGGGAGTGCCTGTCTTGGGAATTGTATAATATCATTCATAACACTCTATATATGTGACAAATATAAACAAACAATGCTAGTATGCAAACTCAATACAAGCCGAAGCAAAATTTACTGCCATTGTATCTTTTCATTGACAGCTGGAACCTTCTTAATTTCAGGCAGTTTAAACTGTTCCTTACCATGATTGTAGTTCTTTTCAAAGAACGGGTCTTTTGCCTTTGGATTGGAAACTTTTAATGATTTCAGTCCATTAAAATCTTCCCCAAACTTAGCCCTTCTATCCTCCCTTATGAGCATCAGCATTCCCATCGCAGAAATCCTATCGAAATTCCCGTCAGGATTCCACTGTCTTGCCTCTTCAAGAAGTGCCCTGTTCCACCAAGTCATTACATTTGGTATTGTCACTTCAGCATCATCCTCTCCATTCTTGACTTGCACTACGGGTTTAAGCATATAGTCTCTCAGCAATTCCCTTCCCCAGTTGTTTATCGGTACTGAAGCATTAGTACCATAAAGTTTGTTTCCGAGCTTCTCTACTTTATTATTTGATTTAGCCCTTACTATCTCAAGTTCCTCTTCAAGGTATTGCAGGCAGTTCCTCATCTTCATATATGAGTAGAAGCCCTTCTTGTTATTCTCATAGTTGCACTTTGCATTGTAGAATATGCAAAGTAGTCTACATACTTCATAGCAAGCATCTGCACTTTCAAGCCTTCCAGTCCACTCAGCAACAATACTGTCTGTCCACAAATCAAGTACAAACATAGACACTAAAGACATTGTATTTGACGAGTCATCGTCTACTGGGTCGAGCGAACAACAGTATCTACCAGCCATAGGTTTACCTCCAGGGCCCTTAACTGGAAGCTCCTTAATCTCAATAGCTCCTGCAACTTTATTATCCTTCGTAGGGAACTTTCTGATAGGTGTATCACCTGTAGGTTCAAATACAACTTCACCATTACTTCTCTGTACAAGTTTACCTACAAGGATATTATCATAGAAGTTAGGATTAAGGTCAATTTCCTGAATTCTCTCTGTAATCTGGGCAACTGGGAATTTAGTACCATCCCTACGCATTATTGCATCTTGCAGAGTGATAGGGTCTTCAGCCTTAGTTCTTGTGATAACCATAGGGTCTGGATTTTCATATTTTGCAATATACCTTTCCCAACAAAGCTGATAAAGTGCCAATGTAACATCTGATATACCATCTTCATTATAGCACCCAAGACGGTTTACATATGCTGGAAAACAGAATATGCATGTTCCTCTTGTCTGAGCAGCCCTGTCCCAGACATTTTCAAAAGCCAGTACATTTGAGCCAGAAGGGTGATAAATAAGGTCTAGAGCACCACTGAAGTCATTTCCTTGCTCACCTCCAGTTCCTACCCCCGTCAATAACCCAAATACAACATTACCATCCTTGACTGACCTTTCTGCAATTTTCATTACCGAAGTAAGGTGAGGAAACTTACCAATCTCCTCAAGACAGAACAATGAAGCTCTCTTACCACGAGCCTTATCAGGGTCATCCTTAATTGCTACTCCAAGAACTTCATTTCCAGTACCTTTCTTTGTTCCAGTATTCAGGTCTATGTATCCCATTGTCCAAGCCATTTCATTGAGGGAAGACTTGAGTCTTTTCCTTGGAAACTCTGTATTTTGAGCTTGAAAGTCAATCATGCTTTCAAACTTGTTGAGCGTACCATCCTTTATAAGGAAGTCCTTATTGTCTGCAAGTACAATTCCTCTAGTGAATGATTTGTGCTTTGTATCAACCTTCCTATCCCCAATTACAAAGCCCCTTGAAAGGCTGCTTGACATACAATATGACTTTGAGCTTCCACGTTTTGATATTTCAAAGAAGTACTTTCCCAGTCTCCTTGCCATTTCCCAACCGGTATATCTCCAAAGTATTCCCTCCCAGAACTTTGGCATGCCCACAATTCTATCTCCAATATCAGCATTGGACTCATCTACTTCAGTAAGTATTATAGGACAATAGTTCAGATACCAATACATATATCCTGGGATATATGCTCCATCTTCTTCTCTAAGATAGCCTTCCCTGATTCTTCTTACTTCCTCATCTTTCCACTTGCTATAGGCACTGTTGGGGTTTGGGTTTGGCCTTAGCTCTGTAAGTTTCCCAGTTCTTTCAAAGCAAAGTGCCGTTGGTCTGAAATAATCAACATCAGTTATTATAGGTGGATACTCTATTCTCCATATTGCCCTTCCATTTTCATCCCTAGGTAAGTCCTTACACATGGGCCTTTCCTTGCTTACAAGCCATTGGACAAGGGGAATTGTATCAAGGGTTTCTTGAAACTCTGCTTTAATTTCCTCAGGAGCATCTTTATATTTTATTATTTGGAATTCTCCAGTCTTATCATTTACCTTCTTGTAAGTAAGCTCCTCTATTGAGGTTTGGTATTTATTAAATTCCATATCTCATCCCAGTTAAGTATCAGTCCTGCAATAGCATCTGAACAGGCCTCATCATTTGATTCCTCTATATTTCCACCAACAGCACAAGCCCTCCACCTATAAAGCCTCAGTACGGAAGGGCCCTCTTTATAATATATGGTAAGAATTGCACATTTTTGAATTGGAAGAGGGCCCTGCTCATACTGTACATTCACTATGAACTCCCCCTTCAGGGACTTCTCCTTCCCTATCAGGTTCAGTGCCCTTTCCAGTATTTCCTTTGGACTTTTCATCTTTCTTCAGTCTTTTAAATTCCTTCTTTACATCATCGAAACTATCATGCAGGAACTCGTTCAGATAGGCAAAAGGCTCATCACATCTTGTATGTTCAACACCCCTGTCAATAAGTACACAGTTTGTCAGATGATAAAGCTCATGTGCTATGTGTC